GGCTGCTGCAGGCAATATGGATCTTGCCAGGGCATCTGACATCGTGACGGACTATCTCACCGCATTTGGCCTTGAGGCCAAGGATGCAGGCGGTTTTGTAGACCAGATGGCATATGCCATGGCGAACAGTAACACGGACGTTGACCAGCTCGGTGAGGCTTACAAGAACGTAGCAGCTACCGCCGGGTCCCTCGGCTACTCGGTGGAGGATACCACTGCAGTGCTGATGACCATGGCTGACGCTGGTGTCAAGGGTGGTGAGGCCGGCACAGGCCTGTCTGCTATCATGACACGTTTGGCTACTGACACCAAAGGGTGTGCCTCTGAGCTGGAAGAGTACGGTGTCCATGTCTATGACGAACAGGGCAACATGAATGACCTTGCCTCTATCCTGGAAGGGTGCAGGGGCGTATGGAATGACCTCAGTACAGAGGAGCAGGCAAACCTTGCTAAGTCCATTGCAGGTCAGTCTCATTACAGCCAGTTCGCCACTATCATGGCAGGCCTGCAGGAAGGCACGGACGGTGCTTCCAGTTCCTTCCGGGAAAATACGGACGCACTGGAGGCCGTAAAGAATGCCTCCCAGGAAGGTCAGAGTGCTGCAGAAGACATGGCAAACACCATGCAGGATAACCTTGGTGGTGACCTCAAGGAGCTGACATCCGCAATCGATGAGTTTAAGCTGAAGATCTTTGACGGCATTGAACAGCCGGCAAGGAACATTGTGCAGTTTATTACTACCAGTGTGATCCCTGCTGCCACACAGGTCCTGCAGTTCATACAGCAGCACTCCACTGCATTTGGGATCCTGGCTGGTGTGATCGGTATCATCACCACTGCCATGCTGATCCAGTCAGCTGCTCAGGCAGTGCAGACTGCCATGAACGCTGCTGAGGTCACATCCCTTGGTGCTCTGATCTCGGCTAAGATGGCATCCGCTGCAGCTTCGTGGGCTGCACTGGCACCATACATCCTCATTGTGGCAGCTATTGCTGCAGTGATAGCAATCATAGTGCTGTGTGTACTGCACTGGGATCAGATCAAGCAGAAGGTCATTGAGGTGGCCACTACTGTGAAGACCACAGTCACACAGGCCTGGAATAATCTGAGGACCAGCCTGAGCAGCATCATGGACGGCATCAGATCCACTACCAGTAATATATGGAGTAATATCCAAAGCAGGGTGAGCAGCATTGTGAACGGTGTGAAAAACACAGTGAGCAGTGTATTCAATGCAATCAGCTCCATTGCATCCAGCGTATGGAATGCGATCAAGGATCACATCATCAATCCTATCAAGGATGCCTATGATAATGTGACTCAGAAGATCAGTGATCTGAAGAGCAAGATTGAAGAGAAGATCAATGACATCAAGTCCAAGGTGCAGGAGACATTTGATAGCATCCGGGAAAAGATGGAGCATCCCATTCAGACTGCCAAGGACACCATTGATGGCATCATTGGTACCATCAAAGGATGGTTTCCTCTGAGTCTTGGCCGGATCATTGACAACATCGTGCTTCCGCACTTCTCTTTGAGCGGATCCTTCAGTATCAATCCTCCCAGTGTTCCACACATCAGTGTTGACTGGTATGCCAAGGGTGCTGTCTTTGATGCAGCCACTATCATTCCGACACTGTACGGACTGAAGGGAGTAGGTGAGAAGGAGCCGGAGGCTGTATCACCTGTCAGTGTCCTGCAGGATTACATTGGTGCAGCAGTGCAGAGATTTGTACCTCATATTGATTATGATCTCCTTGGCCAGAAGGTGGCATCTGCATGTGCTAAGCTGGGTATCACCATTGAGATGGATAAGAGGCAGCTGGGTAGAGTTGTGAGGGAGGTGGTGTGATGACACTGTATTATGAAGGATCAGATGGATCCAGGATAGATCTCATGGGAAATGCGATCTTTGCACAGGATCCGGAGAATCTTACTAAGAATAAGTGGGAATACAGCACCATCTCCGGAGTGAACGGTCTAGGCCGGGTGAAGAGATTCTACAAGGATACACAGGATGCCACACTTACCCTTGGCATCATGGCTGACAGCAAAGAGGAATTCAATGACATCATGTACAATCTGCACCGGACCTTTGACAGGGACATCCGGAGGATGAGACCTGGAAAGCTCTGGTGGAATGACTGGTGCAGAGAAGTGTTTGCTGTAGAGACCAGCCAGGATGACTTTGAAGAGCTGTTTGAATCGGTAGACAAGGAAGTGACCTTTGTCAGTGTGTATCCTTACTGGGTGAAGCGGATCACATATCAGTATACAAATGCTGCCAATGCCTCCGGAGGCCTTGACTATGGTCATAACTATCCCTTTGACTATGGCCTGGAAGAGGTGGTGGAAGTAGTCAAGAATGACTGCATTGATGCAGCCAATTTTGAACTGAAGTTTTATGGACCTGCAGAGAATCCCAGTGTGACTATTGGTGATCATGTGTATGCTGTCCTGGACAGCCTGGATGCAGGTGAATACATCACAGTTAATTCCCTGACCAAGAAGATCTACAAGTATGACAGCTATGGAAATACAGAGAATGTCTTTCATTTGAGGGACAGGGACTCCTACATATTTGAGAAGATCCCGGAAGGGATCACCACTATAGCAAGGAGTAAGGACCATATGCTGGACATTACCATCTTTGATGAGAGGGGGGAGCCTGAGTGGATCTAATCTATGCAGACGAGACCAGGAAGGACATTGGTGTCCTTAACTCTTATGACCTGGATATGGCCTATGGCAAGGATGAGAATGACTTCACCTGCAGCGTGGACAGGAATGACCACTGCTGCAGTGTGGGGTTTTTTATTTATGCTGAAGGCACTGAGTATGGTGGGATTGTGGACCGGATCAAAGTGGATACGGAAAACGATGCGATCACATACAAGGGCCGGACGTGGCATGGAGTCCTGGAGAAAAAAGTGATCTGTCCGGATCCCGGAGATGACTATCTGGTGGTGACCGGTGAAGCCAATGCAGTGCTGCAGGAGATCTTTGAGCGGATCGGCCTGTCCGGTCTCTTTGCAGGATCCTCTGAGGACAGCGGTGTAGAGATCAGCAATTACCAGTTTCCCAGGTATGTCTATGCTTATTCGGCCATCCGGAAGATGCTGAAGGAATATGACCTGAAGCTGAATCTGACATGGCATAACGGCATGATCATTGCATCATGTGAACCTATCTATGACTACAGTCAGGATGAGGAGTTTGACACGTCACAGGTGGACTTCACGATTGAGAAGAACTACAGGCCTGTGAATCACATGATCTGCCTTGGCCAGGGTGACCTGAAGGACAGGGCTGTGATCCATCTCTTCACGGATGAGGCAGGAGGCCTGCAGGATTACCTGGTGGATCCGGACGCTGATCCGGTGGAGGATGCGGACTACATCCTGGATACATCTCAGCAGATCCTGACTGATCAGGATGAAGTTGTAGAGCTATATGACGTGCCCAATGCTGAGATCACCACAAATTATGTGCAACTGACAGACCAGCCGGATGACTGGGAGAGCAACTGCACAGCCTACTTCTACTATGATGCTGACGAGCAGCAGGAAGGTGGAGAGGAGCTGGACGCTGGTGGTGAATATAAGCAGGTGGAGCTGGAGGATGTAGGATACATGCTGCAAGCCTTCCAGCCTGCTGACTGGTCAGGCAACTATGATGACTACTATGTCTATAACGCCAGCACGGATCAGTATTCCCATGTGGCAGGGACAGCTACCTACCAGCTGCTGACAGCCAAGCCGGGGAACTGGCCCAAGGGTTATAGCAAGTACTTCAGAAAGTCCGGTAGCTCTTATACAGCTGTGAAGGGTGTGACCACAACCAAGTACACAAGGCAGAAGAAGCAGCCGTCAGACTGGAAGAAGAACTATGGAAAGTACTATTACTTCTATTCGGACGGTGTGGTGTCTGAGTACAGGACGGTCCCAGGAGTCACATACTACTCCTACAAGAGGCAGACTAGGAAGCCCACAGACTGGGCTACAAACTACGGATCCTACTTCCGGAGGGCTACAGCCAAGGAGCTGAAGAAGAAAAAATCCCAGAAGTGGTATGCCGTAGAGAAGACCAAGAAGAACAAGGTCCCCGCATGGAAGGCCAAAAAGTATTACACACGCTACTCACACCAGAAGGCTCCTGCATGGAAGACCGGTGCCAAGTACACACGCACTGACACTACCAAGGCTCCTACATGGGCAGCCAATACCTACTATCAGAAGAAGGGAACGTCAGCTCCTGCATGGGCAGCCAATACCTACTACACCAAGGTGGATCTGAAGATCCCTCCTGAGTGGGTGAGCGGTAAATTCTTCCGGCAGGCTTTCGACAGGTATACGGTCATGGTGGCCGGGGCCATTGAGAAGCTGGAAGAGTACAATGCAGCGGATGAGCTTGGCATTGACCTGGAAGAAACTGACCAGGTCTATGATGTCGGTGACATCGTAGGCACAAGGGAAGAGGTCACCGGCATGGAGGCCATCCAGGAAGTAGTGAAGAAGATCATAACTATTAAGAATGATGACATTGTCATCAGATATGAGGTGGATTGAATGATTGAATTAGTAACAGGACATGCCGGTGATGGACATGTATCCTCTGCAGATATTGGCAGATTCAATGCCGGCATCTGTGGTACTGGGAAGTATGTACTCACCACTGGCCAGCGTTTCGCATATACCATTGAGTCCAACAACCTGGTCAAGATAGCGTCCGGTGATGCAGTCAACCAGGGACGGCACATCATCATTCCTCAGAACACCGTGGAAGACGCAGCCATTATGAATGGTGTGCAGGGTAAGAAGAGAATTGATGTTATTGCTCTGAGATATACCAAGGACACCTCTACCACACCGGCTACCGAGACGGCATCTCTGGTGGTCATCAAGGGTACAGAGGTTGCAAGCAGTGCCACACCACAGGCTCCTGCAGTCACGAGCGGTGACATCTTTGACGGTGCCTCTGTGGATGATATGCCTCTCTATCATGTGCTGATCACGGACACGGTGATACAATCCGTGACACC